GAGCACCTGATCCAAGCGGCAATCCTCAACTACCTATACTACAACGCCGCGCCAAACGTGTTCGCAGTCGCCATCCCCAACGCCGGCAAGCGCAGTGGCCGCATGGGCGCCAGGATGAAAGAGGAAGGGCTTACGCCCGGTGCGGCCGATCTCTGTGTCCTGCTGCCGGGTGGCAAATGCGCGTGGATGGAGACGAAGACCGCCAAGGGGCGGCAGTCGGACAACCAGAAAGGATTTGAGGCGCGATGCCAAAGATTAGGCCACCGCTACACCATCGTGCGAACGCTACAAGAAGCGATCGGCTTCCTGCTGACGATCGGCGCGCTAAAGTAAGCCTCGAAACAATTCCTATCGCGCAGTTACGCGAGGCGGCACAGGCTTGGCGCCTCGAGGACGTGCGACCAAGTTGGACCGGCCTGCGCGTAATCGAACACAACAAATCGCTGCACGATCGCATCGATGACCTGGTCGACGAGGTTGAGAGGCTGCGTGACAAATCCGTTTGAAGCACAAGGCCTGCGCCAGGTTGTTGCCGCCACCAAGGCAAAGTATCGCGCCGCGGAAAAGCGCGCGGCGAAGGCGCCGATGGTGCCGACGCCGGCAGAAAAGAAGATGGCTGACCAGTACAAGCAAGTGCGCCACTACTACCGGTGGAAGCGGAGCCTGATCAAAACACAACTAATGGGCTCGCAAAAAGACCAGTGGAAAACATTGACGCGCCTGCTGCGTACGATGACGATCGAAGATAGCGGCAACCTCATTGGTTATGTACAGAACGCCCAGTGGATCCACGAACTGGACGTCGAAGCCAAACACGTCCTGCTGAGTGTCGTTGCGTCCGCCATCGTTCGCCTGCGTATCATCAATGGCTACGACCCGTTCGATGATGGCATCCCTGGCGAAGGGCCAACGGCGTTCATTGCGATACGGGACATGTTGACAATGCGGACGAGCAGACAGAAGCTGTAGCGTTTTAGTTCATCACAAAGGAAGTCCCATGATCATATCCGATGCCCTGCATGCGTACGCCAACGCGACGCAGCCGGTGTTCTCCAAGGACGATCGCGCCTCGACCGTCGGCGCCTCTGAGATCGGTCAATGCATTCGCAAAATATTCTGGATCAAGAACGAAGACGACAAGCGTATCGCCGTCGAGCGCGACAAGGATTTTGTCGACAGCTGGGGCGCCCGCCGGCGCGGCACCGCGTTCGAGCAGCACTTCTGGGTGCCGGCGATGCGCAAGCGTTTCGGCAAGCGATTAAAGTTTGCCGGCAAATCGCAGCGCACGTTCACCAAGGATTATTTATCGGCCACGCCAGATGCCTTGATCATCAACCTCAACGAGCGCGAGCGCGAAGAGATCGCCATCGATTGCGGCACCAGCGTCACGGCTGAATGCAAGACCGCAGATCCGCGCTCGAACCTGACAAACGCTAAGGCCGAAAACGTCTACCAGACGATCGTCCAGCTGGGACTGATCCGCGATACGACGCACTACCAGCCGACGCATGCGCTGCTCTCCTACACCGACGCCTCGTTCTGGTCGGAGGGCAAGGAGTTCGTGGTGCCGTTCGACCAGGACATTTACGAGGCAGCACACTGGCGCGCGACGGTCATCATGACCGACACTTCGCTCGAGCGCATCCCGCCCGAGGGCTGGATCGCCGGCGGCCACGAATGCAAGTATTGCCCGTTCACCAAGGCCTGCGGCATCGAGCGGCGCAATTTGCCGTTCACCGACGACGAGAAGCCGCTCGACAAGCAGTTCGTTGCTGAGATTACCGACATGGCGCAAGTCATCAAGTCCGCAGAAGGAAGCCGCGACGCCTGCGACGCGCTGATGCGGACCACACAAGACGCCATGAAAAACCGCCTGCGCGAAAAAGGTGTGCGCAAGGTGCCCGGCGTTGTCTCCTGGACGAACGTCAAGGGACGCGAGAGCTACGACAACAAGGCGATCCGCGAGGCAGCCGCCAAGGCTGGCGTCGACGTCGAGCAGTACCAGACTGTCGGCGAGCCAACAGATCGGCTGACCATTTCGGTGTCGCCGTGAGCGATGTCGCCCGCAAAATAAAATGCCTCGCCCGTGAACTGGCGCTGCGCAAAATTGTGTACCCAAAGTACGTGCGCGCCGGCCGCATGACGCGAGCTGACGCCGAGGAGGAGATCCGTGTTCTGAGGGAGATCCTCGAGGACTACATAAAAATCAAACCAATTCCCGGTAACGGGGATCCGCAGCAGCAATCGCTGCTGTGAACACAAGCAGAGGACGTTAAGCAATGAACGACATCGTAAAAGGAAACGGAAGCACAGCAGTCGGGACTACTGGGCTGAACTTTTTCCAACAGTACGGCGAAGCAACCCGGCAGACGGCAATCGTCGGCCAGCTGCTTAAATTCAGCAAAGGCGATTGGACGGCCGGCCAAGACGACATGCCGGTCGATGAAGGCTCAACTTTCATCGCCAACATGGACGAGCTGCTCGTGGGGTGGGTGCGTTGGTCACAGAACAAGCCGACCGACCACGTCATGGGCAAGGTTGTTCACGGCTACCAGCCGCCGCGGCGTAACGAGCTGGGCGACAACGATCAGGATCAGTGGGAGGTTGGCGACGACGGCAACAGCCGTGATCCCTGGCAGCTGACCAACTACCTGCTGCTGCAGGGCACCGAGGAGGAGCTGTACACCTTCACCACCTCGAGCAAAGGCGGCATCAATGCTGTCGGTGACTTGTGCGTGAAGTACGGTAAGCAACTGCGTCAGCACCCCAACGACTATCCGGTGATCAAGATCGGCACCGGCTCGTACATGCACCAGAACAAGTCGTACGGCCGGATCAAGTACCCGATGTTTGAGATTGTTGGTTGGGTGAAGAAGTCTGCGTTTGTTGAAACGGCCGGCGATGAGCGCACACCGGGTGAGGTGGACGAGGTCGACGTTGTCACCGACACGCCGGCGAGCGTCGAGAAAAAAGCGAAGCAAGCCAAGAAGGTCATCACTGCTGCCGCAGTCGCCGCCAAGGCGCAGCCGGCTGCGAAGGCAAAAACCAAGCCGCGCTTCTAACAACAACAAAAACGTCCCGGCGAGGCGCCACGCCTCGTCGGGTTTTACTGTCGGGGGATGACCAATGAGCGAAGAAGCGATCGCTTTTATTGCCGAATTATTTGGCGATCCGATTACACAGGCGCCGATATACTTCTCTAGTCTTGCCAACGAGCGCGACGGGTCTGGTGAGGTCCGGCTGGCGACGCGGGATCAGGAGCAGGTTACAGCCTTCATCCGCAAGCATGACCGCCCTGGCCGCGGCCTGTTCGTTTGCGCCGGCACTGTCAACGGCAAGCGCAACAAGGACAATATCCTCGAAAGCGCGGCCATTTACACCGACATCGACTTTAAAGACCACCCTGGCGTCCCGGCGGAGGCTATCCGCACTGCCATTGGCCGCGCCAAGTTGCCGCCCTCGATCGTGGTCAGCACCGGACACGGCTACCACGTTTGGTATTTGTTCCACGCCGCGGTCAACAGCCAGACCTACCGTGACAGGCTAGAAAGTCTGCTCCGTGCGTTGGCGGTCCATTTTGGGGGCGACCCCCAGGTCGCTGAGATTAGCCGCCTGATGCGGCTCCCTGGGACGCACAACACCAAGTACGACAGCTGGGTGCCGGTGACAGCCGAGATCACCCACGGTAATCGGTACTCGCTTAACGATCTGGAGGGGTGGCTACTCACCAACACTAGACCGCTACTCCAGCGGCGCGCCGTCGATGGACCCCCCGGCCCACCCGGCGGCGCGCCTACCAATACCGAGGCAACAAACCCCTTCCTGGTGGCTGCGGCCGCGCAGGGTTACAAGCCGCCGGTCGATGTCGAGGCGCTGCTTGCTGGTATGGTGCCAGGCAACATCCACGCGACGCAGCTCAGTGTGTCGGCCGCCATGCTCGAGCGCGGCGCGACGCCCGAGGAGGTGGTTAAATCGCTGCTTTTGACCACCCGGCGCGCGGCCGCCAGCATCGGCGCCAAGTGGAACTGGAAAAAGGAGGAGCGCGACCTCCACAAGATGTGTTTGACCTGGCTGGAGAAACATCCAAAAGATGGACAGCCTGACCGTAAAAAAGCGACTGATTTAAACCCGCCGACCGGCACAGAAAACGTCGTTAACCTGGGCGAG